CCGCGGTATGCTGCGCCAGGTGTTAGTACGCCTGTGCCTTGTACTGCAACGTGTGCAACGTCTGCAGTTGTGTAAGCAACGCCTGCAATGCTTACTGCATCGTCTGTGCCTTTTACGCCACCAGCTTCCATAGCTGTTACTACTGCATTAAGATCAGCAATTGCTGCTCCGCCTGAAATACCTGTTTTTGAAAGCGAGATAATGCGTGTTACTGGACCTAGTCCGTTACCTGGGATTACGTTTACGCCGTTTACTTTTGCTACTGTAGCCATTTTATATTCTCCTATGATCTAATGGCAAGTAAGATACTCTTCTTACTTGTATAATATTATTTATCATTTTGTGATAAATTTGTGTTTACTTTAGCTTCTTTTAGCTCTCTTATGTACTGCTCTTAGCTGCTGGACCATTGCTGGACCGCCCTTTACAATATCATCTATCATTTTAATAGCTGGCATGTAAGCTTGTACCATGCTAGCACTTGCTGCTTTGCCGTCTTTGGCTTGCTCTAAGAATTTCTTAGTAAGTGCTAGGTTCTTGTCACCTACTAGGTATCTGTATAATGCTAGTTCAGCGCCAGTTGTGCTTAGATCAGGTGTTGATATAGTCGGTTCTGGATCTATTACACTTGCTTTTTCTAAGTTCTTTACTGCTGCAAACTTTTCAAAATCTTCAATAATATCTGAGCTGCGTAGTTTAGCACGAACAGCAAAGATAAGGCGTGTTGATATTAGACGCTTTTCAGCTTTGGTTAGCTTTGCAAAGTTAACCAAGTTTCTGCGTATTGCTTTGTAGTCTGTGTTAGTAATTTTAATAGCACTTTCAATAGCCATAAACATATTGTTTACTTGCACAGGTTCTTTGCCTTGTGCAACTGCATTGATATATCTATTGATTGCTGCTGTTGGTAACTTTGTAGTTGCTCTTAATTTCTTAGCTGCTTCTGGATCTTTAAGTTTGTCTTGCGCACTGCTGTCACCTACAAGGAAGTAAGTAAAGTTGTAGAGGTCAGTGCCCATGATGCGATACATTTTGTATAGTTCAAAGCCAGCTGTCTTCTTTGCGTAGCGTTGCACGTATGCTTTAAAGTCTGGATACTGTCGCATCGTTTCCAATGCTAGTAGCGTTAGATACATACGTTCTCCGCAGTCAGTATAAGTCAACTTCTTGGCATTACCGTTGTCTTTGGTCATGCGTGACTCGTGCAGGTCTCTCAAGAAAGAATAAGGTTCTTCTTTAGTAGGCGTAACTTCATGTCCGCCTTCAATCTCTGCCCACTGTGCTGCGGTGTACTTTTCAGTCATTAAATGTTAGCCTCTAGCTGCTCTGTCTGCCTGACGTGCTATTTCGTCATCACTCGGTGCTGCAAATTCATCATCTTCTGGTTCGTCTGCTTGTGCTGTTGGTTTTGAAGTTTCCCATTTCTCAAATTTTGCCATCATAGAACCAACTTTAGCCATTTCTTCTTTAGACATTTCTGATTTTTGAATTGCTTCTTGAGGATTCTTTGCCATGCCGCCTGGTAATTCAGCAAGCATGGATCCTAGTCTAGAAACTTTATTCCATAAAGCTTCATCCTTAATAACAAATCCTGCTGCAACAGACTCTTTATCCATCATGCGCTGCATTCTTTGGCCGTATTTGCGAGCATCGCTATAGCTGTTATCTGCGTAGTTTGATCTTTTAGGATCTATTGCTGCTTCTGTTACTTCATTAATTTTCATTGTCTACTTCCTTAGTTTGGTTGCCAACGCTGACGCGGCACTAGTTTAGTCTTTGATCCAAGAGCAACGTATCCTTCGCCACCCTGTTCGCCTTTTGTTGTTGCTTTAACGTCTGCATCGGCGCTGTCTAATTGATCAATAATATGATCCTTTGCAGTCATAATTTGTTTTACAAGTCCAAATATAGCAGGTAATGCCTTAGGGCTTGCTGTGTTCATATCTGCAATCTTTGCTTGCTTGTTAGTACTTACCTTTGATGCACTGAGCCAATCAAAAAAACCATTTTCAATGTTCTTCAATTGCTGTGTGCGTGTCATATGATTAACATATGTATAAATGATGTTCTTCATATCACTTAGCCCTGCAACAGGAGCAAGGAAGTTGTCAATTAATTGTGCGTTCTTGTCTGCTGTTGCTCTAATACTTTTAACTTCAGCAGTGTCTACTTTAGGTTGATGTGTTGTATAAGTCTGTCCTAGCACTACTACATCATTACTATTAAGTTCTTCTACATCCGTAAAAGGAGTTGCAGACTTTGAACCAAACTCTTCAAGTTTTGTGTGAACTACTACACCAACTTTTGAGTTCGCTATGCGCTCGCCGAGTTGGCCTTTCGTGTCAACTGTATACTTGACTTTGTTTGGTTCAAATTCTACTGCGCCTTTAGTTACTGTAAAAGGCTTGCGTGGACTGTATAGCAAGTCGCCATATACATATCCACGGAAGCCTGCTGGAGTTGCTGACTTCATAAGTTCAAACACTTCTGCCATCTCTTCGCCAAAGTCCTTGCGCCACGGTTCTTCATCTACACCTTTGCCTGAGTTTTGTATAAAACGTGACAAGTCCTGTGAGCTTGTTGATTTGTCCTTGCCCCATCCGTTCTTGCCTACAAGTACAAATGTACCGTCCGGCTCGCGCCCCCAATAGATAGTCGGATTGCCGTCCCATTTGATCGCAACATCACCGCTGTCAGATCCTAGTTTTTCTAGGATGTCTGCTGCTTCTTGTGCACCTTTGCTGCCTTTGATAAACACCAGATCTTCCAAGTGATTATACTCGCGGCCTTTAAACTCTTCAGTTAGGACTGTGCGGAACTCGTTATATCTCATCTGTTAAATGCTCCGCTTGACATTACACTACTATTAAGCATATTACCAGTAAGTTCTTTAATACGTGCAAGTTGCTTGTCTTCTAGTGTAACATAACCAGTTGGTGTTTTAGACTCAGGTACTTGTTTGCCTGCTTTTTCCATTGCTTCTTTCCAAGGAGCAATTAATTCTTCGTAGTTAGGATCGCCTTTGAGTTTTGCAAGCATGGTCTCAACTGTGTGAGTATCTGCTTCTTTTGCACCTTTGCCTAACAGAATAGGAGCAATCTTATCCCATGTGTCAGCAACTACTTCGTCGCCCTTAGCAGGATCAACTAACCCAAACTTAGGACTAAACTTTAAGCCGCGCCCTCTTGCAATAGCACTTAATAAAATTGCTCTATCAGTTCCGCCATATTGGGGTGTTCCGCCGCGTTTAGCTCCACGCTGAAAGTTAGGATTGGTTGTAAACATAAAGTCTGTTTGTACGTATCCGTTCTTATCACTGCCTGCAATCGGAGTACGGAAGTGTACTTGGTCGCCTGCGTCTTTGATCCAGCCGTCTGTCTTTTTACGACCCACATTCATAATTTCGTCTTCTGGAACGCCTTGGCTTTTAAGCCATGCAGTTAGTTTAGCGATTAATTGTTCTTTACTTATTTTGTTTGCATCTGTGTTTAGGTCCAGGTCGCCTGAACTATTCTTTTCAAACTCTCCATCTGGGTCGTTCTTCTTACCAGTTGTGCCTAGCCAATCTTCTTCATCGTATGTTAAGCCTGTGATCTTTTCAATAAAGTCAATAGAAGCTTGTACATCTTTTGTTGCAATACGCTGAGTAATTGGACCTTGCTCAGTCTTAAATATATTACCACCTTCTTTAAGGATTGTCATTTTTCTTGCTCTCTATTATTCTACCCATACTACGTTTAAACTTGCGTGGATCATTTGATTTAATGCTATTGATAAAACGGCGCTCTAATTCGCTAGCCGTATCGACATCATAAGTAGAATGAATTCTACTCAATAGATTGATTGCACTTTCGATAATATTATTTGCCGTCGAATCGATAAGATGATCGTTATCGCGACGTCCGTGAACATTATTAAGTTCGTCAAGTATGCTTCTAGTACGTTTTTTCATGGTTTACTATTCCTATACTGTATTTAGTAGTCGTTGCATATAAATATTACAAACATTGGAGGGCACATAATGTCAATATCGAGTATGAATTTCAAGGAGAGGTCTCTTCTTTTTGCTAAACTATCCAGTATAGCATATAATAACATAAAAGATGTAAAAAAGCAAGTAAAAAAATTAGGGTTTACAACTGTTGAGTTTTACGAAAAAGACGGCGCACAAGCGTATCGTTTTATGAACAAAGAAGATTTAGTAATTGCGTGTCGAGGAACAGAACCCACACAGTTTAACGATATTAGTGCAGATTTAAAAGCATTTCCCGTGTTAGCAGAAACTGTTAGTAGAGTACACAGAGGATTTAAAGCAGAAGTTGATGAGCTTTGGCCTGATATTTGTGATGATTTAGTTGGCAAGGAACAAAAAGTTTGGTTCTGTGGACATAGTTTGGGCGCTGCAATGGCAACTATTATGGCAAGCCGATGTATGTTTTATGCAAGTGTTCCTGATCCAGTAGAGCTGTATACATACGGTTCGCCTAGGGTAGGATGGAAAGGTTACGTTGTACATTTAGGAGTTGTACACCATCGTTGGAAGAACAATAATGACATTGTCACTACTGTCCCTCTTGCAATTATGGGATACAAACATCACGGTACTCAACATTATCTAAATGCATATGGCAAATACAGAAAGCCTACTGGATGGCAACTGTTTAAAGATAAGTGGCGCGGCATTTGGATGGGTCTCAAGCAAGGCAAGATAGACAGCTTTGGTGACCACTCAATGGCAGAATACATCAAGCACATTGAAAATATGCATGATTGAAGATAGCGAAGAAGATTATGTTTGGCAAACTATAGACCCAAATCATATTTGGGTTATGGACAAACTTATACTTTCTCGCAAATTAAAATATAATAGTGGCCCGGTCGGACTTGATGTTCCGCAACCGGGTCTTTATATTGTACGTCCTTGTGTTAACATGCTAGGACTAGGACTAGGCGCACAAAAGGCATGGATTGAGAAAGAAACAATGCATCTTCCAGTAGGACACTTTTGGTGCGAGTTTTTTGAAGGCGATCATTACAGCGTAGACTATTTTGAAGGCAAGCAAATGCTGAGTGTAGAAGGAACCAAGCCTGCAGATACATTTACCAAGTGGACCGAGTGGCGAAGAGACGATAAGAAGTTTGCATTTCCTGCACTACTAAACGAACTAGTCGAACATCATCCCTGGATGAACTGCGAGTTCATAGGTGGAAAACTTATTGAAGTACACCTAAGACGCAACGAAGACTTCGACGGAAACATCAACCATTTTATCCCAGTATGGGAAGGCGAATCAACAACGCCGCCCCAAGGATATACCTATCGTGCTTATCCAGATGTACACGGACGCATCGGCGCATTTGTCCGTTAACCGAATAAGCTGCTAACTGACTCTTCATTAGTTACACGACGAATTGCTTCACCAAACAACGGCGCAACACTAACTTGTCGTGTCTTTTTGCAGTTCTTAGGACAACGGTCTGCAATTGAATCAGTAATCACAAGCTCTGTGAGTACACTCTTCTCAACCTTCTGACATGCTTCGCCGCTTAGTACACCGTGTGTAATATATGCACGAACTGACAATGCGCCTGCATCCATAATAGCTTTGGCTGCATTGCATAGTGTGCCGCCACTGTCAATAATGTCATCAACTAGAATGGCGTGTTTACCTTTAACATCGCCGATCAAGTTCATGACTTCGCTCTTGCCTGCTTCTGGTCTGCGCTTGTCTACAATAGCAATGTCTGCATGGAACATATCTGCAAACTTCCTAGCACGAACGACTCCGCCAGCATCTGGACTTACAAATACTGTGCCTTCGTCTGTTCCTACATTGTGTCTAATGTC